TGACGAGCGCGCTGCAAATCAGCCACTTTTTACTAAACTCCATTGCTATGCCCGCATTGCGCCTCCAGCTGGTGCAGGAATTTTTTCACGTCGCCGTTCCCGCCCATTTTTTTATACTTTTCTCCGGCGATCAGGCGTTCAGCCATTGGCATTTCCTCGCTCATGATCGTGAGGCGGAGGATAGCCAGATACTGTTCGTCCTGATGCTCCTGCATTTTCCCGAGCTTTTTGTCGATCTCTGCAAGATGCGTTTCCTGCGTCGTGGCCTTGCCGCGCTTTTTCTGTATCGCGCCGACGACGGCGTTTACTACCGCCGTCAGCGCGGATGAGCCAAGCGCGGCGCAGGCGAGGGTGACGATGATGGTTTTGGTGTCCATTTTTCTGTACCTTTCTCTTTTATTTGCCGGGCTAATCGTCCGCCATTTTGATGTAGGTAGTGGTGTCGCTTGAATAGCTGATGCTTGGCAGCGTCGTGCCGCCGAGGACGGCGTAGAGGGCCGGGTATGCAGTCTGATCGAAGGTTGAGCCATCGCACGCGTGCCACGGGGCGGAGAGGACGCGGACGGTCGTAAGGATATCGCCGACGTGATAATTCGGCTCCGACAGCTTCCCGAATGCCTCATTTACCATCGGGTTCGCCGGTGCGTCGCCCGCTCGCCAGATCTTTGCAGCGCTCTGTGCCGTCAGCAGGTTTCCGGCCGTGAGCGGCGTCCCGGCCTCCAGCGGCTCGTCCTCCGGGCGAAGCCATTCATACCGCAGAAGGCTTCCCGCCGCGTCATACACCCCGTACCGGACGGCCCCGTTTGCGAGATCGTTTGTGCCGATTCTCTCCCGCATGGCTATTCCTCCAATGCCTTGATGTAGGCATGACTGCGAAGCCCCGGTGTAACTGTTGGGATTTTCTTATCTCCATACGCGAAATCATGATACATTATGTACCCATTTCCTGCGGCGGAAGTTACGACCGCCGCCAAGCTCCCGCACGCTGCCGCGGGCTGATATGTGTTTATGAACCGGTTGAGCGCGTGCGGCATTGTTATACACACGAAGCCAGAAGCGTCATCATCCGCAAGTACTAATTTTTGGGTGGTGTATGCGCTAGATGATGCAGCAACACACACGGATATGCCGTCCGCAAGAATCATACCAGCGGGAAATTCGTACCTTGACGCTGTTAAGCCAGATATCGTGGAGTTTGCAATAACCTGCGTAAACGTTGCACCATTATTTTCGGATTTGAAATAGGCGTATTTGCTATCCGATGAGGCCGTTATGATTGAAATGGTGTTTCCGTCTACGGCATATTCCAAAACGTCGAAAGACGTATGGCTGAAAACAGTCGTCCACGAGCTTTGGTCGAGAGGATACTGCGTTCGCTGAAGCTGTTGCCTGCGCGTAGAATTTTCGTAGTAATCATATATTCTATAAAAATACCCCGTTTCCGCATTATATTTTTTCGGCAAGTTGTTGGCACTGTATTTTGAAAATGCCCATCCGTTTAAAATAATTTCTTTTGGTTCTTCGACGAGATCAGCGCGGTATAGACATTCGTAGTCCTTAGCGTCCTGATACTCGATCGATGCAATATACTTTGATCCGTCATAAAACAGCCACACGGGAGGGGGATAACTCTCCGGTAAAAAGTCTTCCGTAGTAGATAGTACAGTGAATTTCCAGCTAACAGGATTAAGCGTATCAGTGTGCGCGCAAACGTACAAACGAGAACTATTTGCTCCGCCGGGATCTGTGACAAAACTCATATAAAAGACAAGCACATATTCCCCGTTTAAGTATTGAACCGTAGTCTGCCTTACTATACTGCTGCTAATTATGGTGAGGCCTGTATATTTTTTTCCCTTCAATGGATTTTTAGGTATAGAAATATCATTCCAAGAAACAAGGTCTGAAGAATAGTAGATTTTACCGTCCAGATAATCAGGGCTATTGCTATTCGCGCTCGTGATAAACCAATACCCATTTGCATATGAAATGCTTGGATTGTAGAGATTTGCGTTCATCAACGTGGAAACATCCCACGCAGCATCGGTCTTGCTGGATCTCAATATATTGAACAGTTCCTGGTACTGTGCGCCGGAAATGTACCTACCGTCGCACGGGAGCCATGCGTCGGAGAGGTCTGTGCGAGACGTGATAGTGATGTCGCCGACTTTGGCCGTACCCTCCGAAAGCTTGCCAAGCGCGTCGTTCACGGTCGGGTCGTCCGGGCGGGTGGCGGCGTTTGGCCAGAGCTTGGCGGCAGTGGTATCGGACAGCAGATTCGCCTTGTTGAGAGGCGTGCCCTCGACGGTGGGCGCGTCCTCGCGCTTGAGGTATTCGTAGTGGTTGAGCGTGCCGTCGGCGTTATAGACGCCGTAGCGGATCGCGCCGTTGGATAAAACCTGTGTTGGCTGCCTATCTTTCATGTGAGTAATCCTCCTGCGGCGCACTCCGCCGCGCCGGTGTGGCGAAAAGATTTTGCAACGTTGACGATTAAGTCTTCGCAGAGCGCAAGAATGCGCTCGATATCATTCGCGCCGGTGTATGTCAGGCGGTTGAGGCCGGGCGCATCCGGTGTTCCGGCAGGATACGCAAGCGCGTCGCGGATGGATTGCACCTGCTTGCGGTATGCCTCGGCCTGTGATGCCGTTATAATGTCCGTTACGGCCCAATCGGTTTTAGCCGTCCACGCGATGCTCTTGCCGCAGATCGAGCTGAGGCGCGCCGCCAGATAGTTCAGGGCGATTCCCACGCGATTGAGATCAGCGGCGTTGTACGCGCCCTTCATCCCCGCCAGCCATTCCGCCTGCTCGTCGGAAGTCATGGCAGAAAAGCCCTTCGCGGCAAGCTCCCGCACTCGCTCCACATCCGCCTGCGTCCGGTCGGTGACGAGGGTAACGATGATGGTCTTGGTGTCCATGGTGTTCTCCCTTCTTCTCGTAAATTACGCCTGTTCCTGCCAACCAGCCGGATATTCCGCTGGTGAAAATACATTCCCGTCAATCAAGCTGATGTAATGCTTGCCTTCAAACGTCACCTTGTCACCCTTATTGTAGGCATCATGCGCACCCGTAGGTTGCACAAATTCCGGCCATTCCTCTAGTGAAACGATCACAAACAGTGCCGGTGTAATATCCGGTGTCCAGTCTGCCTGTGAGGTATGCGCCTGCACCACGCGATATAATACGCCATTGTATTGCAGCCGATCATCGACCGCGTAAGAATGGCCTGTCACCCACTGTGGGAATAACTCTACTGCTTGCAGTGCATCCTCATCGGGTAAGCTAATAGACGCTTTTTCAATATAGGGTCTCAATGCTCTGGCTCTTTCTGTGTAACTCATCAATCTGTCTCCCCAAGTAAAATTTTCGCCGCTGTTTCTGCATCTGTGAGTGGCAGTGCCGCGCCCATTTCCTCATAGCTGCCTTCTGGCTCAGTGCCTTTCAGCGTATGGTCTGCGAGATGAAACACCATGTCCGAAAGCACCTGATGCTCAGTCCCTTCTTCAT